TCGTTGTAAGGCAGGAACGATACACCAGACATCTCGTCAAAATGTTTGTAGACAAAAGCACCAACCTCAAACCATTCGTCTTTACGTACATTGATAGTGACAGACGGTTTGTGTTCGCACCAGTGTCGCTGATACATAAGCCACATTTCTAGCTGGTCAATAGCTGACAGGTCAGAAGTAACTACAGCATTGTGAGGTGCCTTAACAGGGAACGAGAACACTGTGGTAGTCTGCGGCTTCATTACACAAGGCTCTGATGGGATACCTTGATCTTGCATGAACTGCGTCAGCGGGTCTTTGTTGTCTCCTCTGACGGTTCTAATATAGTAGTGGCTATGCCTTGCGTGGATGCCGGATGCACTGTCAACGAGTTGCGAGACAGTTCCAGATGGTTTGACACAAGTAATAGCAGTAGAAGCATTAATACCCAGTTTAGCAGCCCACTCAGCGTTTGTGTCAATGGCAACATTACGTAGGTGTTCAAGGGTTTTGTCCAAGCCTGCATTTTTTCTAGTCATCAATGGGTTATCCATGATGCCAGTAAGGCTGACACCAAGGAGACGTTCTTCTTCTGTGTTCTTCTGCCAAATCTTACGCAGGTAGGGGAACTTAGTGTATGTACTCTGAATGGTGCCAAGGATAGTAGCTAGACGGACCTTGCGTGTCAAGCTGTCAATGTCATCCGTTGCACGAACAACTACCTCAGTGAGATTGCAGAACTGATACGGACGCAGGATAATCTCAGAGCAGGGGTTAGTACCAAACTCAAAGTTAGGATCACGGCGACCATTCTTATTGGCTTGCTTGACAGAAGCCTGACGATTGAAGATGCCACGTTCACCGGAGCCACTCTCAACCAGAGCCATCCATTCACGCATGAAGCTGACAGCATCAGGCTTCTCAGTGTACGACACAGAGTTGTTAGCCAAGGCTCGTTGTGGCTCATTCTCCCACCAGTTACCAGACTTAGCATGACGCATACGGTCATCACTAAGGTTGGACAGGGAGATCATGGCACTGCGACGAACACCACCGACAACTACAACCTCACCAATCTTGCACATGATGTCATGACATTCGATGGAAGACAGCCTGCGGTGCTGTGCTTCTTTGAATTTAGCAATGACAAAGTTGAACAGGTCAACCAGAGGGGCAGGACCAGAAGCACGGCCACCAAAAGTCTTAAGACGAGAACCAGCAGGACGCACACGTGACACATCCCACTTAGGAATCTCACCACTATAGAGGAGTGCAATCACTTGACGCAGAGCCTTTGCCCAACCCTCCTTGCTATCCTTAACGACGACAACTGTGTCGCTGTTGAAAAGCTGTGGCACCTCAGGCAGCTTCGACACGAACTGACGTTCAACAGAGAAGCCAACGCCAGTACCACAGAGCAGAATGAACATAGCTTCATCGAAGGACTTAGGGTCATCTACGGGTAGGTAGCTACAGTTGTAGCCAGCCGTGTTGTCACGTTCAAGGGCAGGGCCAGCAGTCATTACTGCCCTCATGGAAGGCATTACCTCTAGGTCCAAGATAGCTGTCTCAAGATCGTCCGCTGTTTTAGCATCAACTTTGTCCAGCACAAGATTGCTGACGTAACGTTCAACAGTCTCACCCCAGCTTTCACGGCGGTTCTCCTCCTCAAGCCAACGAGCATAGCGGCTAGTGTGGATAAAGGCTTGGTAGTCAGTGGGTAGTAGGTTGTTCATATGATCCTCACACTAAGTCTTTTAGGTTTACTTTTGGGTAGTCGGGGTTCTTGATAATCTTACCGTCTTCTCGTCGCTTAACTGTTCCATCTGGTTGTACACACCTGCCCATATTATTAGCATGGACTCTACGGAAGGACTCGTCTACGTCCCACCCATTAGCTAAGGCGTATCCATAGATGACATATAGCAGGTCTGTCAACTCTTTTAGCTCATGCTCTCTGTCCATGTGCTGCCTTGCTGCAGCCCACTCGTTAAACTCTTCGTTAATCAGAGCAGCATACAGGTAGGGTTTAGGCTCTTGTCCAACAAGACTGGTAAACTCCATTACCATACTAATGTTAGTAGCGGCCTTACTCTTCTTACTCTTTTTAGCAAAGGTATCTGGTGCCCAATAAGCAAACATTTCTAGTTGATCTTCTGCCATAGCATCAATATCGTCTTGGCTAATCATTAAGACTTCTCCTTTACTACAAGGTTCTCTAACTTAAAGTCATCTACGTCATACAGGATATCTTCAATGATATCCCTTACATCCTCTTCATGTGCTTCTTCAAAGGAAGACAGGATGTTGTTCCTCTCTGGGATAATAATGATGAAGGATACATTAAACTTTTTCTTCATGCTGCTCTAGCTCACTGATAAGTCTATCAAGATACCACTTTGCTTTACGCAAATCCTCTAGCCCATTCTTGTAAGGCCATCGCCAGAGATACTTAAAGGAGTTTTGCCAACAGTAAGCAGCGTGGGGTTCTACATTTGTTCCCTCTGTCATAGCCTTCATTGCATCAATACATTCAATGCCAGACTGATTGTAGTGCGAGGGTTTGTTTACAGGGTCATGCATTTCCAAATGTCTTACTCCACTTGCTCAGCTTAATGACGTTGTCTTCTGTTTCATACTCTGTCTTCTCTCCCTCTAGTTCCAGCAAAGCCTTCTCGTATGCCTTAGGGAAAAGCTCTTCTATGATACTCTCTCTGTATTCATCAAGCTCGTCTGTAAAGTCAGGATAATCTGTAAGAAACTCAAGGAAAGCAGCAATAGTGACAGCTACTTCAATGCCACCTGCAGTAGCTGGAGTAGGTTTATCTTGGTCAAACGCAAGGCCAGTAGCAAAAGTGCCATCCCACTGACCGTCTTTTTCATTAGCTCGGATCAGGAAAGCAACCTCGCCTTTTTCAATCTTTAGTTTCATATCAGTCCCTTCGTTTGACTATGAGTTTCTTATTCTTAGTACGTGAACCTGCCTCTGTCAACCACTCTTCTGGTATAACTCTGTGTGACCACTTAAAGTTGTTCTTGTCACACCAATCACAATAGCGTGTCTTAGCTCCCTTATACAGCTTAGCTTTAGCATTGCTGAACACAAAGCGTATATCTAGGTTAGGGTGCTGTCTCTGTATCTCTAAGTGCTTATGTCTATCTTCGCTGTCAAAGATGCCCTTAGTCTCAACAAGGATGCCATTGTCTAACTCAAAGTCTGGCGTGTAAGTACGATAGCGTAGGTCTTCCCATTCAATCCTTAGCTCTTCGTAGCATACTTTCTTCTGCCGTTCTTTAAGGAAAGCAGCGGCCTCTTTTTCAAGGCCACTGCGATACCGTCTTGCGTTATGCTTCCGTGCTGTCGTCATTGATTAGCACGTAGTCTACTTCTGGAAGAACTTTAGCTGTTGATACTCTAGAGGGAAGTGTTTGTAGTTGTGGGAAGCACTTCCTCTTGTAGTCACAGAACTTACACCCATCAGCCAAGATTAGATTACCTGAGGGTTTCTTTCTGTATGTCTCAGGGACAGGTGTAAAGCAACGCTTGAAGGGTTCATCGTTGTCAATGTAGTTTACTACAGATTGGATTTCCTGCAGTACAGCATCCTTATCTACATCAGATGCATCTACATATTTGAACATCCCGTTAGCTTTATTGACTACCCACCAGCCACCTACATCTTTGTTAGCTGCAGTAGCGTAGCCTACAAGCTGAGACACATAACCAAAGCTGTCGCCTTTCTGTAGCGTTTCAAGGGAGTCAAACTTATTCTGGTAAGACCAAGGCGATGCGCTCTTAACGTCATCAATCTTACCGTCCAACTCCATGTCGTACTCACCATTAATCTCACGACCGTTGGCTAGTTTGAGGGTGACACTATCGTTGTCCTTGAAGTCTACACCTGCTGAGCGAAGCAGCCCTTTGAACACAGCCTCAATGATATCACCAAGGATCATGTTCATCAGGAAGTGCGGTGGCAGGGGTGTCTTATCTGAAGGATCATTCTTCTCAAACCATAGCTGACACTTAGGCTTACCAATGTTAGACATACGCAAGCGGAACTCGTCACGTGGACCTGAGTTAAACTGCTTGTTAAGCGCAGCCTTAACATCGGAGGCGACCTTATCAGCCACCTCCTCAGTCATTGTAGCATCGCCAGCCATAGCCTTCTGCAAGAATGCATAGACCATTAGCTCTGCTGGATGGTTCATTCGTCTACGTCCACGAAGTCGTTGTCAATGATGCCTTTGACCATAGCTTCATCTTCTTTGGTCAAGCCACTACCGCAACGTTCCGCATGAAGGTCAAGGATTTTACCGTTGGTATACTCAATGACTTCGATGAAGTTACGCAGAGTATCGTTGTCTTCTGGTGTAATATCACAGACGTTACCAAGAGAGGCGTCAACGAAGCCAAACTTAGCACCCGTAGGGATAGAGCCTTCCTTAGAGCTAAGCACAAGCTCACACATAATAGGAAGCATATTCTTGCCTGTGATCTTCTTTACTGCAGCGTCAACGTTCTTGATGCTGCTCTGGTTCTTCACATCAAAGACAAAGGGAATGCTTGTATAATCTGCAGTAAGATCATTTCCTTTAGCATCCTTAGGATTATCAATGCTCAGGGTGCCATAGATAACTTTAGTGCGCTTGACTGAACGGATGACCTGCTTAGTCTTATCCGGCAGTGCGTTGAAGTCTTCGATGTAACCGGAAGGACGACCAAGGTTGAACCCACCAATGTTATCCTTAAGATCGCCGTTCAAGTTGTTAGCAAGAACAGACTTTTCCATTTCATTAGTGTCTGCGTTCCAGCGTGTCCACTGTTGACGCATTGCGAAGATGCGGATACGAAGCTCAGTTGCATAAACAACTTCATCGCCACGGGTGACAGTGTACGTACCAATAGGCAGAACCTCTGTCTTGATCTTCTTGCCGTTGAAATCTACCTCACCCATGACAGGCTGATGGATCATGCCTACACGGGAAAGACTGGGGGTCGCTTGAGAGGTAGAACCTCCTGTGCTGATACCCATAAGGTCTGCCATAGACAGGCCACGTTCATTTGCAATAGTAAGTTCTGTGCTCATAGTATCTCCTTAGAGCTTATCAAAGAGTCCTAGTTATACCGTCATACGTCCTTTGTGTCAAGCCAATTCGGACCTATCTTTGCTTCCAAAAGTAGCTCAACGTTTAGCTTTATGCCGTAAGTATCCTCAACCAAAGTATTAATGTTCTGGTTGAGACTATCAATAATATGTAGCACCCTATTTTTTTCTGACGGGTGTACATCAACAACCATACTGTCGTGTACTGTGTTTACAAGTACAGACTGCAAGGGCTGCAGCATACGAGCTAACTCGTTAAACACAACAGGGACTACATCCCCTGTAGCAAAGCCCTGCACAGGGTAGTTCTTAATCATAGTAAAGTGAGTAGGCGTTCCGTTAGCCCTACGTGCTATGTCAGGGAAGGCATACTGTCTGCCGCTTACGTTAGTGATCTTCATAAAGCGCAGCGCCTCATTAGCCAGCTTCTTATGCCAAGACCCTATGCCCTGATACTTCTCAGTGAAGTGCGTGTAGTATGCCTGCTCTGCCTTGCTACGGCCATAACCTGTAGCACCAAACAGGGGTGCAAAGGTATGTTCTTTAGCTGCCTGACGGGACGTAGGCTGGCCTGCATCAGTAATAACTTTAGCAGTGTAGCTGTGAACATCAAACCCTGTCTCAATCTCCTGCATTGCAACACTATCCTGTGCCAGAAAGGCAGCAGTGCGAAACTCTAGTTGTGCAAAGTCAGCTTCCATGATGTAGCCACCATCCCACCGAGAGGTGAACACACGTTTAACTGGGAACGTACCGCCACGTGGCATGTTCTGCATATTAGGATTACGCCCAGAGAAGCGGCCAGTAGCTGTTATGTGCTGCGTCAATCCTACATGAAGGAAGTCATCATGCTTAGTGTAGCCTTCGATACCATCCACAAAACTAGATAGGTAACTAGACACAGCGGACAGCCTCTTAAGATCAGACAAGAATGTAACTGCATCCTGCATGTTGTTATTCTTAGCTGTAGAGATAAGCGTGTCAAGGTTATCTTTGCCCGTGCTAAACCCATTAGCACTGACCCATGCCTTACTTGGTGCTGTAAACT